GATCAACAGCTTTACTATAAGCTTTCTGAGCAATACCATCCATACCTATTTCACACAAACCCGATGTGAAGGTAACTCCTAACTCAGCTAACCTCATGCAAACATTATAACAAAGTTTAATGTCCTCAAAATACTCTTGTTTCTGTTCTAACTGCCTAGAACCAATTAAAGCAATTCGCATCAATCCTCTCCTAGCAATAGTCTGATAATTTTATAACACTCAATTTATAACCATTGTCGAACTTCTGAAATACGCCACCTGTATCTAAGAAAGTGCAGTTACCAACTTGAGTAACTTCCTTTAAAACAGTGTGTCCTAGAAATACATTATCTACTTGAGCAATATTAACCGTTTTACCTGTATTTTCGTAGTCATCAATAATACCTCTTGACCATAACAAGTAATCTTCAAAACTACGATCACCAATACAATCACCTTGCTCTAGCATCTCTTTAGCTAACTCCCAATCTTGCACAGGTAAATCAGCATGAACAAATCCAAACTTCTTACCTTTGTACTTCAACTCAAGAAGAATAGGAAGTTGGTTTAAACGTCTACCAACAGCCTCCATCACTTGTTCAGGTAATTCATAGAACCACTCACCACCATTATTAGACATACGATGATAGAACTTAATATGATCGTCCATCATACCTTTATAACAGAAATCTTCATGGTTTCCTTTAATTGATGTAAACCAATGTTCATTTAAAAGACCAACACACTTCTCATTCTCTTTACCACGATCAACCAAGTCCCCTACAGCAATCAGTAAATCTGTGTTGTAGTTAAACCCAACCTCTTTTAGTTTATCTTTAAGTTGTGTATAGCAAGCGTGGATATCCCCCACCACATAAATGTTTGAGTAGTCATCGCCATTTATATATTTAATCTTTTTCATTTAGAACCCCTATTTAAGTTATTTAAAGTTAATAGGTCATTTTTCAATTTTAAAAGACCATCTACAACAAGACTTTTAAAATTATTATTTTCTATCACTGCATCAATAAAGTCAGCTTTAGCTTTAGCCCACTCTAGTTTTGTTTTGTTCATTGACATTGCTCCGTTAAGGTTTTAGTAATCTCTAAAGTTGTATTTTCTTCTAACCAGTGAACGTTCCTTTTCAAACCCTCAATTTCATACAACAATTGTTGCAATTGGTCTCGTTTCTGTACATTACAATTATCAAGAAACTTACATCTCATCTCTATCTTCTGCACCCAAATGTTTATGGCACAAGTATTCTTATTAAACATCAATCCTCTCCCATTGTATGCACTAACAAGTGCAAACTCTCTTTCATTTCCTCTACAGCAAATAAAGTCTTTAATGGGTTAAGAGCGTGATATTGCCGATCTAACATCTCTAAATGCGTCATATAACATAATTGCTCTACACTAATATAATAACCTACGTGCAATTGCTTACCACTATGATTATCGTATAGGTGCAAGCAGAAAGGGTAGTATTGTTCTTTGTTGTAGAACACTTGTGCTGTATAATCTAGTAGTTTAAATGTTTTCATATTACTTCTCCTTAACGTAAACTCTTAACTACTTTAACAACATTATCGTGCAGTAAACTAACATACGTTTCTACACTGTTTACAAGCGATTCTAGCGTTGTTTGTTCAGCTAGGTTAATCTGAATCTGTTTGTTGATTAAACCCTTTAAAAGAGCTTCTACAGAAGAATAATAACCTATTGTAGAGTAATACTCCTTGCCGTAGTTCTTAGAACCTTCTTTCTGATTAACCTTACGTTGATGCAGTATGATATTCATAGAATCTGCTGATAAAGTGTAATCTTCACTTAGTTGAATCATTTGTTCCATTGTTTGTTCTCCTAGTGGTTTATGCACGTTGCATAGTTATTTCGATATAAAGAGGATACTTCACATAGCATCCTCTTGTCAACATAATATTTAGATAAATAAAAAAGAGAGCAACCTAAGTCACTCTCTTATGTTTGTTATTCACTATATTTAGTAGCGAGTATTTCTTTCAACTCAACTAAACCACCAATGTATTTTCCGTCTATTAAAATAGCAGGGAATGACTTATGTGAGCGTGGTACATCCGAGTAGAACTCCACAATACTAAAATCCTTACCCAGTAATTGGTATGTATAATCAACCTGTCTTTGCTCACACAACTGCTTAGATGAAACACAAGAACCACAACTATCTTTACCTAGAATAGTCACTTTCATTTCTTAACCTCTTTATTTTCCCATTTCTCATAAGTCCACTTCTCCCAAACATCTAAATCAAAGTTGTTTAAGAAATCAATAACGCATTGTTCAATCGAACTTTTATATTTTTCTGCTAAGAAAGACGCTTGTTTCTTTTTCAGATTTCGTAGATAGTCGTAAGATTCTTGATAAGAACTACAGTATTGCATAATCTTTCGTTCACCATCACCACAAACATCTTGAGTTCTCACGTTGTATTTTCCGCCATACTCCTGAATTACTCCTTTAGTGCTACGAGTGAGTTTTTCGTTGTGTTTTTGAACGCAGGTGAGGAAACAGTTGATGTCTTTAGGTAACATACAAAGAGTCTCTTTACTGTATAAGCTAGGTTGTTTTGTAAGAAACCCTTTAACATCTTTATCGATCTCATAAGGATTACCTTTGCCGTCCAAACAAGTGAAATTAGGTAAGTTGTAGCAGAACTCTGCAAACTCTTGGTAGCTTTTAAAATTACTAGTACACCCAACATAAGATTTGATTTTCTGCTGTTGTTGACTTCCGTCCAAGCACCGTTGAGACATATTCGTCCAGCAATTATACAACTTTGTTGATCTGCGACATCTCTTTCCGTCTATCATCACAGTGTACGATGTTGGGAAGAAACCATCTCTAGGTACATACAGCACAACCAAATCATTATCAACAGGTTGTCCTCTCCATAACGTGCTTAAAACTTTTTCACTATAAATCATAAATCATCCCATCCAGAAAGTGACCCTGCTTGATCGTAAGAAGTTACTGTTGTTTCAAAAAAGTTTTCACGAGAACCACCTTGTTTAGATGCTAATTCTAAATGCAAATATGGGTTAATCACATCTTTATAAACTTCTTCAATACCTAGAGAGATCAGTAGTCCGTTAGCTAGGTACTTAACATACTGTTCGCTAGACTTCTTACTAATACCCATAATTCGATCACCATAAACATAGTGACACCACTTAATTTCGTTAGTTACAGCCCGCTTCATACGGTCGATAATAAATTCTTTATCTACACCGAAATCTTTAATGATGTTGATAAACAAACCACGATGCACGAACTCTTGTCTACGAATGTAGTCAATCTGTTTAGCGCACTGAGTTAGTTTGTTGCGGTGTGACAACTGATCAAAGTAATTAAATCCTTGATAGAAGTACAAACCCTCTAATATAAGGTTATGTACAACTACATCGTAGAATGTATCCCAATTAGGGTTGTCAATGTATGCTTGAGCTACTGCACTAATCGTTTGGATACGTTCTTTAAGAGCAGGCACGTCTTTCCATCGGTCATAAATAGCGTCACGCTCAGAGGTTGGTAGGAGTGTCTCAGCAATGTATTGATATGACATTGTGTGAATACTCTCATCAAACTCTTGCCCTGCGAAACACATTTTGACAATCGGTGATGTAAAAATATCTGCAATATTAGGTAAGTTAGCAACTTGGAAACTATCCATAAAGATCAAGAAACCTAACGTATCGTAAGTTGCTTTTAATTCATCATCAGATAGAGTGTTCTTAGTTCGTTTATCATCTGTCATATCAACAGACTGTGGAATCCAAAAGTTACCAAGCATTGTGTTGTAGATACTTACACCCCATTGGTGACGTACAGTATTCATGTTCGCAATACCTGTAGGATTACCACCGATTAGTAGTTGATCTTCAAATAAGTCACTACCATTTTCATTAAAGATATTAGGTTTATTAAAATCCACATTTCTGTAAATGGGTTTAATATTATCTAAATTTAATTTCATACAATCCTCTAAAATAAGAGGGTCTTTCAACCCTCCATTATGTCTTATCCTGAACAACTAGCACAAAGTTCATCAGTCTTAACTAACTGCTCACCAAGTTTGACTGTTCGTAAGTAGTATACAGCTTTAGTGCCATTTTTCCAAGCTTGTTTTACTAACATACTTACGTCTTTTGCTGTAACTTCATGTATATTACGGTCTAAGACGTATTCAGCACTAATACCTGTATCTACAAACTTCTGTCCAGCACCAACAGCTTTAGTTAATTCGTGTTGTTTAAAATACCCTACAGAGTTTGCATAGAAGATAGGATTATCCTTTCCGTACATACTGCTTACAGGTGTCTTACCATCTTTGTTATCCTCATAAAAATACTCAGCGTAGTGAGGCATAAACCCTGCACTAGCCATCATAAACAATGATGTACTGGTGTTCGGAGCAGGTGATGTCAATTGACTATTGTAAATACCATACTGTTTACATAGTTGTTTTTGCTCTAACCAATCTAAGTCAGGACAAACACTGTTCTTATGGTACTCATCAAAGATGTCACCAACATCCCAACGACTACCTTTAAATTTAGGGTATGGTGAATACTCTCTTGCCATTTGGATACTTTCACGTACACAACCATATTGAATACGTTCACACACTTCCGTAATGAAATCTAAATCTTCATAAGACTTCCACTCACGAGCTAGGATGTCTGCTAAACCTTGAATACCCACACCAATAGTTCGGTAATCACGTAAATGATTCTCTGATTCCACAACAGGGGCTTTGGTAATCATCATACCGTTGTTGAGTAGTCGAGTTAATGACGAAGCTTTATTCGACAACTCATTTACAGCAATACGACCAACAACCAAAGACGCTAAAGAGCATGTGTGATGGTAGACATCGGGTTTCGTATTACTAAAGCTTTCAACACAAAGGTTTAGACAATAAATAAAACCATCGTGTTTATTAGGGTTATCTCGGTTGACCTTACACATGAAACCAGCATACGGACGACCTTTCTCAAAGAACACTTGTAGGTATTTACGCCATAGATCAATAACCTTGTACTTAGTAAATACTTTTAATACACCACCCTCAACAGCTTTCTCAATCTCACTATAAGCTTCAACAAAATCTTCGTTGTACATATTAGGAAGGGTAATCCCTAACTTCTCCTTAACTTCATGAGGGCAAACAGTAATCCACTCTTGTTGCGGATTATCTTCCAACTTCTGCATAAACAAGTCCATGAAGCAGACTTGCGGTTGAATATCGAATGATTTACTACGTGGATCACCAACCTCTGTCTGAATATCAAAGAAGTCCATAATATCATTGTGCCAAATAGGTAGTGCAACAGTACCAGCACCTTTACGTTTACCTGCTTGATTAATATATACAAGCGTGTCGTTAAGAACTTTAACTTGAGGTAGTACGCCACCACTACCACCATCTGTACCCATTAAAGAAGAACCTTTAGCTCGAATGAAGCCTAAGTACCAACCTAGACCACCACCGTTCTTACTAATTTGTGCAGCATCTTTGAACGCATCAAAAATACTGTTTAAATCATCATCGGGAGCTAAAATAAAGCATGAAGCATTATTCAAACCTTTACGAAGATTCATAAGTTGTGGTGAAGCTAACGACCAATCAAGGTTAGATAATTCTTCATAGAACTCTTTAACACGTAATAAACGAGCTTGTGATGTTTTCTCTACGCTTGCATAAAGCATGGCGTTTCCGATAAACAACATCTGAATGCACTCATTCTTAGCGAGGTACTTACTCTCTGCTGTTTCTACACTGGCAATTGTATGTTGTAAATCACGCTCTTTGACGACAAATGTTCCAATAAGCCCTACCTCTTCTTTGGTGTAGATGTCGAAGTTATCGTGTGACCATTCACCATTGTTTCGTTGCTCTTCAAAATAGTGGATAAAAGGTTTGTCGTAGCAACCGACGATGCCCCAACGATCCATAGTTGCTAAACGACCAGAAACTAGCAACCATTCATCATCCATAGGGGTAGATAAGTTCTTTGCATGTAAAATCAGGTTGTCTTGGATTGCTTTAGTTGTTACACCATCAAACAGACTCTCATCGAACTTAGCTTCTAATTTTAAAGGGTTTACACTCAACCCATCACAAGCGAAGTTGATTGCTTTCTTAATCTTCTTACAATTGTATTCTTCTGCTTTACCGTTACGTTTAATAACTTTCATATATTCCTCTAATCCTAAACCAACTCAATTCCATTACAAACGTCAAAGCTACGCTGATTTGTAATACCATCCATCTCACGCATCATACTCACATCATCTGTTAAACACCGTACTTGATGTGAAGCAAACCTTGTCTTTAACCAAACACTATCCTGTCTTTCAAAAACTGTGATACGAGGACTATCGTCTTCCTCCTTGAATCTATTGATTGTAACCAATCCCTCATCAATCTCAACCTTATTGGGTAATGTGCAACCTAGATTCCAAAACAACTTATTTAGAGCTTCTTTAACTTTAGGGTTATCTGATTTGAAATGCTCAATCTCAAGAGAAGGTACAATCTTCTTTAATTCGTTTAGGGTAAAAATACAACTTACTTTCATTTGTAATCCCCTTTCAATAACCACTCCATGTTAGCAACCTCATCTCTCACTACTTGTACAATTTCTTCACTTCCTTCACCATAATGAAGCTCGATACAATGTAGTGTTTGATATAAATCTTGGAACATTGCTTTTGTTTTCTCACTACTCATTGATCTACCTCCTTGCCTAATAATTCTAAAGCAGATGTCAAGTCATTTAACACGTCCTTCAAAATATACTCAGCACAATCTAGAGTGTCTTCAAAAGATTCTACCTCTTGTAATTCATCAATTAGAGCGTTAATTTTATCTTTAGCCAACCCTACATCATTAGTAATTAAAAACTTATGTTTCATTCTTCACTCTCCTTATTTTCACCTAACAGTTTCAATACTTTCTCTTTCAACTCTGTACTTCCTTGTTCACCATAAACTTCATAAGAAGCTAGTAGAGCGTAATGAATTACTTTAGCTAAATCTTCAATACCGTTCTTACTCTTATATCGAGAGATATACTTTACAACATTACCTTCACAAAAAGAAAGATTATTCTGCATTGTATATTCTAACGGTTGGATACCACGATCTTTATAATGACCGCCACCTTCTTGAGCGATTAAAGGGTTGTATACTTGTGTTTCTTCTTTACCATTAACCAATACAAGATCGTCAGCGTGGTATGAGTAAACATCCTTGTCAATCTCAACCTCCTCTCCTGTTACGTTAATATAAGTAATGAAAGCTTTTGTACCTACAGGAGACAGTATCTCCTCTCCACCGAAGTGCTGTATTGTTTTATCTAACTTTACAATCTCAACTTCATCACCAACTCTAAATTTATTTGCTTTTAAAGTGTTCATTCAACCTCTCCTCGAAATATTTAATAGGAAGTTGTTACTCGTAATGTCAAAATAACAGCTTAGAAGAATATTATACAACTTCTAACTACGAATAACAACTCTTTGTGTCTATTGATTTACTCTTTGCTTAATGTTTAGACAACACGTACTAATGAATTTCCACTGCCTGTTTTACTGTTAGATCGTAGCACAGCACCACAATCTTCGCAACGATACACTTGATACTTACGAGCTACTGTATGAGCATACTTACCTTGAATAATCTTAACCTTGTCGCTTACGCAATGAGGACAAGAAGCTCCGTGGTCATTGTATAATGCCATATTAACACCATCATTAGACCAAGAGATTAAGTGATTATATACACCTCTCAATGTAACAATATCACCAATATTATACTCAAGCATTTTGTCTAAAGCTTCTTGTTTACCTTTATCACAATCAATCCAAAGGTCTACACCACCTGTATCAATCTTTTGTTCTACGTTCAAGAACTCAGCTAGGTAAGCTAAAGAATTGAAAGGTAAAGCAAACTTCTGTTTAGCAATTAACAGTGTATCAATCACTCGATAAGGAGATGGAGGAGGCATTCCATATTGTAAGAAATAACTATTAACTTTCTTTACGTCAAATCGCTTACCATTATGTGCAACAAGAATATCACAATTATCTAGTAAGCTCCAGCACTCTAAAACTAAACGTTCAGGGTCGTGTGCTAACATTTCCTCTCTAGTAAGAATGCTCCCTGTTACTTCACCATCACCCCACGCCCAAGCATGACTTAATAAATGACTCTCTTGAATCTTTTGTTTTTGACTCAAATTGACTTTCCACTGTTGAAAGTGATAAGACTTAGCTAAGGATGTTTCAATATCATAGAAACAGATTCTAGGTTTGTTACATAACTCAGGTTTAGGCTTACTATGCCAATCTGTATAATCGTTTTGGTTTTGTACACCTAGTACAGTATCTTTGATTTCCTCATCTCTTATCTGTTTCTTAATGAATCTCTGTATTTTGCATCGGTCTATACCTAGAATCTTAGCAGCAGATCGTTGTGAATGTCCTTCGTTGATTAAGTCTTGATATTCTTGGTAGTCACATAGTTGCATACCTTTCATACTTTAGTCTCCTTAACTAAACACTTCTTTTAAATCTACATCTTGAATATCGTAAAGATTCCCATCTTTCTCAACCTTTACGCTCATTGTTACAGATGGTTTCTTATTGATAGGGTTAATCCAATCTTTAACCTTTGTGTAAATTAGAGGCAGTAAATTATCATTATATTCACCAACCTCAAATCGTTTAACCATACCTACAGGGTCTTCTGAACTAAATACACGCATTACTTTTCTCCTTTTGGATTACTTCTAAGATTTCATTCATACTATGAGTTCGCTTTAATACAAACTTTTTAAAGTATAGCTTCCTTTGTACTGCATTACAACCAGTTTCTTCACCAAAATAAGAT